TTTTTCTTAATATTTTAATCTTTTGTTTGATTGTCATTCTCAATTTTTTTTAAATGTTTTTATAATTAATCAACTTGTTAATTTAATTCATCATTGATTTTTGTTTGTGTTTATTGTTGATCTCACTTGATTTATAAACATGTTTAAGAATTAGTTGATTCAATAGTTCTGCAATTAATTCATTTCTAAACTTAATACTATTAATCTTGTGTTCTTTATGAATCTTCATTTGTTGTGGTTTTCTATTATTATGAATTATGTTCATTAATGGTAATTTTCATTTGTTATATTTACATATCTTCTTACGTGTCATCACTATCACTATCTGAATCTTCAGAGTCACTAGAATCTTTTTGTTTTTATGATATAAACTCTTCAACTTGTTCTATTTTTTCTTACTGATTATTTATATTTTTAAAAATAATAACTTCATCATGATTAAAAAGATCATTAACATCTTTCTCATTATTAAACAAAATATGATGTATGTTTTTCAAAAAGTCGGTTCTTTAAATAACGTCAGATTTTAACACAGCGTCTATCCATTAATCTATTTTTACACTTAATTAAACTTCTAATACGCTAGCTAAACCGATTATATCCTACAGTAAATGACTTAATAGTGGATAATTTTTAGTTATTTGTAATATGTTAATTAATAATTTAAACTGATCCATTTGTCTACCATTAATAAATATAGCTGCTTTTACAGTGTTGTAAATTATATCTGCATTTACTATTTAATCCTAATATATAATTCCCTATTCTATAGTTTTTGTGATCACTGTGGTTTAACAATAATGTAACAAATCTTTAACACTCAAATCACTTGCTCTTAAACGTCTTAACAATGCATTTAATAATCATTTATCAACATTAATTCTAGTGGATACTATGGGCCCTTTACTGAATATACTTGGTATATCATAGTTCAATTATAATAAATCCATTTAAGCATAATTAGTGTTATTAACATTAGTCCACAATACGTATTCTGAAATATTTTTATTATTTTCTATTCGGAATTCTCCGAAATCTAATCCATCTAATGTGAATTTGATTTATTATATCAGTACTTAATCTTTACTAATGTAAGATAATTCTTCTTGTTTTGGTTTAATGATATTTTCATTGATGCTATAAGCAAATTGTTATCCTATAAATGCTAAACAACCATTCATTTGTGAATACAATGTTCTTTATTCGGATAATTTTTATTGTTATACTTTGATACCAAATATTTGTTTACCAGAACTATTGAACAGTTATTTCAAAATTTCATTATCTAAATAATTGATAGTAGTACCTAATATAATAACATCACAATCTTACCAATTACAAGTCATTTAACTAGCTTGAACTTCTGTATTATTTTCTAAATAGTTTTACATCTCCTATTAAAATTTCATTTTTCCTACTAATAATCTATCTTACAAATTTTAGTTCGTTATATTAGTTATTAAATTAATGTGTTTTAAATTTTGAACAAATATTTAATTAGGATAAAATCCTAGATAACCAACTTTTAGTTTATTATTAGATCTTCTTCCCTCTTGTAATAATTGTAATCCATCTAGAACTCTAGCTACATCAATGTCATAATCATTAATATTGTCAGTGCACAATTCTATATTTCCATTCAATTCTGTGAAAAATTGTTATAATGTGTTCATTTCTCTAGTATTTGTGTATAATTTCTATTAGTTCTAAAATCTCATCATAGTTTGTAAATTATATAAATTTTGTTGGTACTCTAATCCTACTTCAGTTTTTCATGCTTTGTGTTCTTCAATGTCTACTAATAAATTTAAACCTACTTTTTTAGATAGAATTTGTTGATATTAGTCGAGAATAAATTATATTAATATTTTTAAATTGTCTGTTTTATTTAAATCATAAGTGTTTTTCGATGTAGAAGTGTGAATACTAACTAAACCATTATCATTTTTTTTGAAATAATTCATTATTTATTATCAACTATAAATTAAGTAATGTTATCTTTAAACAACTGAGGAATTTTGTATCTTAAGAATAGTTGCTTTTTATTGTTATTTCTCTCTCAATTTGTCACAAGGTACTGGTGAAACTATAGAACAACAAGCTTTATCTATGTGTTACAATCTTTCTTTTAACATTAATTGTGACAATGAAAACTCATTTAACATTTGTAAAAATTCATCTTAACTATTAATATTTTTAGTTGCTTGGAAGTATAATTAATTACAAAATTGATTATCGTCCTAAAACAATTGAATAACTCTAGGCATAATGTAGAATCTAGCTTTATTAACTTGAATATACAATTTACCATCAACTAACACTTGTAAAGAAGCACATAAAGGACAACCTTTATCTTTTCTGAAAGTGATTATTTGATCATTTCTCTTAAGTGAAAATCTATTATTATAGTCTTAACTGTCTATAAGTTCGTTGATCCATAGAATGACGTTTCAATAGTGTACTATGCCTTGGAGATGTTTATTTTAATATTCTTGTGGTTCTTCTCATTATGCGAATATTTTAACAAATTAACTACTATAGTTTTTAGTTATAATACCGTTTTCTAAGGAATATTATACCCAATTATCTTAATGTTATATTCTTATGATTTTCTTTTGATTAGATGTATTAAATATTGTAATTTTAGCTTACTCATTTTTCTATTATAACAATTATTGTAAAGTTTCTTAACTCATTGCGAACATAGATTCTATACTGGTGATCTGATTGGTACCTCCTCTTTTAGTATCAATCAAATCAGTCACTTTGATTTATTTTGGATACTATTACGTAGATATGACTATCAAATCGTTTTATAATTTTCCTCATGTTATGGCTGTGCTCATATATTGAGCATTTTTCATTATTTGTTAATTGTGATTGTCAAAATACATAATTAGAACTTTATTTCTAGTTAAACCTTCTGCTGCGTGAACTGTTCTAATATCATAATTTATTGATGAATCTATTTAGTAAATCATATTGTGTAAAGTTATTTTATCTTTTTAAGTCCATGTTAAAATTAAATCGTAATTAGTTCTTTACAAAATAATTCATAATAAGTCTATAGTTAATTCTTGGTGTTATACCACACAACCTTAAGTTATGTGTTTATTATTTGAACCGTCAATTTAATTGTATAATAATTTAACTTATTACAACCATGGTTCACTAATTCTGTAAGTATGATTTAATTATGTGCTTTCTTTTTAAACTCTATCTAATAATGTAGTTTATTCAACCAATCCATCTTATATGGAATTCATCAAAATGTTACTAACTTAAAATTAATCTCCATACAAGATTATTTAAACTGGTTTATTAATCAAATGTATGACGCTATCAAAATCTATCATTTAAGCTTCATCTATTATTAATGTGTTAAATTTAGGAGGTTTGTATTTTAATGTATTTTCAATAGTTTTAACTCTAGATTTGTGTTAAACTGCGACTAAATTTCTTATTTCTTCAACTGGAGCTCTAGTTAAGCAAACCACTAAAGTGTTAAAATTAATACTTTATGAAATCAACGTTGATTTCCCACAACCTGGCACTCCCACAAAACTTTGCATTTTTTTTAGATTATCAATAATGATTTAATTATCAAAAGATAGAGTCAACAAATTGTGTATTTTCAATAGAATAGAACTAATAGATTGTTTTAAATAATATACTTTAATCTCTCCTAATCTTAATTTTTAAGTGTTAAATAATTTGTTTTTATTAACTTGTTAACAAAACATTAATTGTTATATAGAATCTTACTCGACTATGACGTAATCATCTTTAACTAATGAATGATCACTATACGCATAACATAAATTGTCATTATCTATATTAGATATTTGCAGTATTTCTATAAATTTAATGTAATTTTTCCAATTAGTTTTAGCATCACATAGTTCTAATATATTTTTTTTACAAATTTCTGTTATTATGTTTTAATAATCTGTATCTTTATAACTTCTATCATATCAATGATTTTGTAATAATTATAACACTACTTCACTTTTCATAGTGAGGTATTCTGCTAAATTTTACTGAACTTTATTTATTTTAATAAACCATAAATTTTTAGAAATATCATTAATGTTATTAACATTATTAGTTAAGTACATATCTTACATTTCTTTTATGATAGTGAATTACAAATCATTAGCATCTCTATGTTTATCTGACATTTTTCTAGATATTAAACACTCTAATACACTATTCTACCATACATCTAATTGATCTAAATCTTTTTTAAATTTCAATTTTTAAGCTATATCTAATCTTAATTCATCATTTAAGTTGATGTTAAACCTACAATAATATTGAGGTCTATCTAAAATTTTAACTACTACTGGAGACCAATGTTGATCTTTTAATTATATAATGGGAATTTTATCATTATTATTATTCTTACTTAGAACTAATCACTCTCCCATTATAAAACCTATATTAATTTTAAAGTGTTGACAAACTATATTGATTTCATCCCAAGACCAAAAATCATTTAATCTAATATCATCTTTCTGTTGATCGATGAGGATTTGTCAGAAAGTCTACAAATTAATGGCTGGATAAAAATAGTTTAGAGCATCAAATCCACAAGTGTTTAATTCTGAATTAGGTAATTATATATTTTCTTGAATAAATAAACAATTATTATTAATAACATGTGTTCCATTAGTTAAAAATTTGAATATAGGATATTCTGTTTCATTTTAAGGTATTTCTTCAAAATGATACACCCAAGACACAAACTGTGAATTAGTGTATTATAACACTTATTCTCGAGTTAATTCTTTTTTGTTTATTTTAATTATCTCATCTTTCTATTCATTAGCTATTTATTTTGGTAAATCTTCTGTTTTATTATCACAAATCACTTGAATTAACTCTTCTTATTGTGTTACTGTATCAACTTTCTAGCATTGAGAACAAACAATAGTTTCACTATTTAAGCCACAACAATTACATATTAACTATCCTACATTTTAATTACTCTAGTATTTATTGAAACATAGACATTTAGCTTTAACTGGTTAAATAACATTGATTCCCAATTCACTAGTTGTTCTAACAAATCCTAATTGGTTGACTTATCTGATTCCTGATATTAGTTTAAATACATTGCTGGAACTATAATTTTCTAGTAATTACTTCAAATAATCGTTATTTGCAAATTTTAAAATTACTTCTATAGAGATGTGGAAATTTTCAATAAACAAATTATTTAAGGCTTATAAAATTTTATTTAAATATTAATGATTAATATAATTTAACACTCCTCCTATCAATTTGTTTTTCTATAAGAATTATTAGAATTGTACATTATTAACAATTTCACTAGATCCTTATATAGTGGCTATCATTGCTAATACTACATGTTATGTTATTGATTAGAAGTCATAGTCGTTGAGATTTTTCCACTGATTATTAAATTTATGTTTAGAAACTTATAGTGCCATACAATATTCTCTCATTTAACTGAAAGTCTTATCTCCAGCTATATTGTATAAACATAATCTATTCAACAACTAAGTTTATATTGTAAACTAAGAAATCTTTATTTTATGGAAATACATAAAGTCTATTGGTTGGTTAGCGTCTATTACTGGTAATCACATTTAAATATTTGTGTTATTAATAGAATTCTTCATCAATAAATTTTTACTAGTTCTCTCTAATTTAATTGCCAACATATTGTGATAAGTGAATAAATTTTTAATTAGTAAACTTTCATCTTTTTCATATATTCAATCATTTTGACTTAATTTTACTAAAACACTTCCATTAATTTGAGAACCAAAGGAATTATTTTTGTGTATTATTTCTATAATATTGTCTTCTAGTGGTCTTAAATATAATTCATTATTACAATAGAAATTTTGATCACTTTTATATTCAGGTAATAAAATATGGACGTTATGTTTGACTGTTAATTCTGATAAGAATTACATATTTGGAATGTTTAAACAATTGATGAATATTATATTGTGAGGTTCATCTAGATCTGCAGTGTTTAAATTATTTACAAACGTTAGTTCTTTTTAACCGAAGAAATAACAAGAATCTCCACCCACTACTATAGTTTTCAATCATCCACAATCCCTCCTAGATAAACTTATTAATAAATTTTATAGAGTCATCAGAGTTGGGTAATTTACCATTAAATTTGAACTTTTATTAAATATGCTATCAGGAAAATCTCTTTGCAGAGGTTCTAATATTTGCATGTCCAATGAAGAAGGATAAGGCACTATTCTTAAAGGTACATCTTTAAAGTATCTACGCACTTATTTTCTGTCATTGTTTATAA